GCATTGAAGGCCGCCTTGATGGTGGCCACCAGGTTTCCCAGCGGCGCCGCGGCGGTCAGCGGCCGGTACTGGCGGCAGTCGAGCCCAATGCGCAGGGCGGCCTTGCCGCGGCCGGCGTAGATCCGCTGCTGAATGGTCGCGCCGTCCATTTCAAACCACCAGCTGCATGCTGCCGCCGCTGCCGCTGTAGGCCGGGCCCGGCGGCACGCCGAGGAACTGGCACAGCTTCAGGCGCCAGTTGCTGAACAGCGCATCGCGATCGGCCAGCTCGCGCTTGTTGTGGGTCCAGACCGCGGCCTGGTCCGTGTCAAGGTTTGCCGACGTGCCGGGGATGGCGGTCTCCAGCGTCGTCAGGTTGGCGAGGTAGGTCGTGCGGATCACGCCCTCCTCCTCCGGGAGCAGGTTCGACAGCCGGTACTCCAGCGTGCCATAGGCCTGGAAGAACCGGTAGCTTTGAAAGCTGGACGGGGTTCCGCCGTACACGGGGTACCAGCAGAAGCGCCGGATGTCGACCCGCTCCTGCGTGGTGAAAGCCATGGTGAACCTCAGTCGTAGGAGACAGCGACCGTCTGGCCGGTGCCGGGCACGACCACGATCCCTGCCAAGCAGGGCATGTCGATCAGGTAGGTGCCGACCGTGTTGGGCCAGGCCGCGACCTGGACGGCGGCGACGGCGCCAGCGACGGTCGCTGCGTCATAGGCCGCGCCCGGAGTGGTGCCGGCCACCAGCACCTGGACGCGCACCAGGCGGCATTGGCCCAGCGCGAAGCCGGCTGGAACCGTGGCGACGACCGTGGCCCCAGCGATGTTCAGCGCCGAGTTCCGCCCCTGGCGGGTGTAGATGCCATCGCTCATTTCAGATCTCCCGGTAGGCCTTGATCGGCGCGTCGTTGGCGATCAGCTCGCGGATGTCGCGCACTTCGGTGATGGGCTTGCCAGCGGCCCACACGCGCAGCAGGCCGTTGACGCTGAAGCCGAAGTCGCGCTCCAGCACGACCAGGTCCGGCAGACGTTCAGCCGCGGCCTGAGGTTCGTCGTTGTCGTCGGCCTTCGATGGAGTGCGCTTAGACAATCGGAGCTCCAGCGGCGGTGAGCGCCGCCAGCATTTCCGGGCTGGTCACGAAGGGCACGTTGCGCTTCCCGGAGAAGATGTGGCCCTTGACGTTGACGGTGAAGTTCGCCGTGGGCGTCTTGACGTTGCCGGCGCCGTACTTGGTGGAAAGCGCAGCGGACGAAAGTTCCTGGTGCTGGCCGTTGCCGGCCGCATGCGCGATGGAATCGGTCAGGTAGGGTGTACCGAGTGGCATGTTGACCTCACGGGGTTGTGAACGGTGCACCAGCGGCCGTCAGCGCGGCGAGCAGGTCGGCCGGGATGGGCTGGGTGTCGCCGATGTTGAACTGGACGATTGAGCCGTTCCAGGAGAACGAGAACGGCGCCGTCGGCGTGATGGTCGCCATGCTCGGGAAGAGCGCCGCCACTTGGGACGGCGGCACCTCCGAGATGACGCCATTGATCTCGACCGGCACAACGTCGGGGAGAAAGCTGCTGCCTGACATGAGGGCTCCAGCGCAGGGGCGCGAAGCCCCTGCTGTTCAGGTTGTGGCGATCAGCCCGCGTGCTCGAACACCACGGCGCGCTTGTAGTAGCTCGCCGAGGCCGTGGGCACGATGTTGGTGTTCACCGTCTGGTCGGTGGGGGCGGTGAAGCCGCCGATCCAGTACCAGCTCTGCGCGATGATCTGCTGCAGGCGGTCCAGCGGTTCGCGGGTGACGTGCACGATGTCGTCCACCATGTCGATGATGGCGTTGTTGCCCGCGATGTCTTCGGCGGCCATGCCCTCGAAGTCGCCCTCGACCAGCGCCTCATCGCCCACCAGGATCGGCCGGCGGATCTTCACCGCGCCCAAGGTCTGGATGTAGGCCTCGGTCGTCGGGATGATGCGGGTGTCGCCGATCTCGGTCACGCGGCCGGCGCGGAACACCGGGTTCTCGCCGGTGGCGCCCTGGTACAGCAGCTTGAAGTCGGGGTCGGCGAACAGCTGTCGGCCGCTGACCGGATCGACGTAGAGGTTGTAAAGGCCGTCCTTGGCCGGCACGCCGTTGGCGCGCAGGTAGGCCACACCGTCCAGGATGGAGCCCATGGTCAGCAGGTCCGTTCCGACGATGGCCGACGTGTTGCCGCGGCCGTTCGGGCGCAGGATGAACGGGGCCGTGCCGGCGCCGCTGTTGTACGCGGTGACGGTGTTGTTCAGCGTGCCATCGGCGACCGTCACGTTGCCCGAGAAGGTCAGCGTGCCGGAGATGCCGCCGGGCGCGGTGCTCACGTTGCCGCCATCGACTGCCACGCCAGTGAGCGTGTAGACGTTCGAGCCCACCGTGACCTGCATCGTGTTGGTGGCCGAGACCGCGACCATCACGCCATTGACGAACACCTGCTGGAAGCCGCGCACGTCATCCACGCTGATCGTCAATGCCGGCGCGCCGAGCGTGACGCGCACGCGGGTGTTGCCGCCCATGTAGGCGTTGAAGAGCGCGGCGCGCGCCAGGCGGTCGAGCGACTGGATCGACTGGATGCCGTTGGCCTTCGCGTTCTGGAGGAACTGCTCGACGATGCCCACGCGGTTGGTGACCATGTTCAGGTCGATCGTGTCGCCGTACATGGCGATCGACAGCGTGTACTGCTCGACCGTCCAGGTGCTCGGCGTGAGGCCGTTGTCCAGGTTGGTGTTGCTGGCCGCCGTGATCGGCGTCGTCACGGGGGCCTTGAGGCCCGGGCGGGTCTTGGTGACGGTCTCGCCGATCTTGTTCGGGAAGGCCTCACGGCGCGCGATGGAGCGATAGCTCAGCATCGACTGGATGCCTTCCTGGAACTCACGCTCCAGAAAGTTCTGCTGGATGATGGGCTGCAGGGCAGCGGGGAAATTTTGGATGGGCATGTCTGCTCCTAGGGGTTGGTGAAGAACCCCTGGGCGTCAGGCCCCGATGGGATGGCGCTGTCGCGCCGGTGCTGGTTGCGGTTTGAAGAAGCGCGCCGGATCGGCCGGCGCGCGGGGGTTTGAATCAGCGGCGTGCGCCGCCCGAGATGGCCGCCTTGCGGGCGGCCGCGTACTCTTGCGGCGTCATCTCGGTGGCCTTCTTGGACGCCGGATCGCCGGGCTTCGGAGGCTTCTCGGTGCTGCCGGTGTTGGTCGAGCCGAAGAGGTAGGGCTTGCCCTTCTTCATCTCTTCCATGAGCGCGTCCGCGCCCTCCACCTCGCCCGTCTCCGGGTTCAGCTTGACCTTGGACAGGTCGGCCAGCTTCAGGCCGTCCAGGTCGACCATGCCGGCCTTGACCGCGGCAGCCTTGAGCTCGGCGCGGATGACGCGCTGGTCGGCGGCGGTCTGTGTTTCCGTGGTCGCCTTCTTGACCATCTCTTCAGCCCCTTTGGTGGCGGTCTCGAGATCGGCCAGCGCCTTGGCCAGCTTGGTCTCTGCCTCCTGGTGCTTGAGGCGGTAGCCCTTGTTCTCGGCGCGCAGCTCGCGCACGTAGTCGACGCTGAAGGACTGCGGCTCGGGCGGAGTCGGCGCACCGCCCCCACCGCCCCCACCACCGCCCTCGCCTCCGCCTTCCGGCGCCATGTAGCCGCCGCGCCGCAGCAGGCCTCGCAGGAGCGCGCTCATTGCATACCCCCGGCATGGTTGGCCTCGGCCAGGCGGCGCGCGGCCTCCTGGGCTTCCTCGCCGGCGGCGCCTGCCAGGACCGCAGCGTCGTGCTGCTGATAGTTGAGGTGGATGCCGCGGGACAGCATCTCGTTCGCGGCGGCGTGGTTGACGCCGTGGCCGCTCAGCGAGATGGCGCCGTCCTGGGTAACGACGAGCAGCAGCACAGCATGCGCCGACAGCTTGTGGCAGACCGCGGCTGCGGCGTTGCCGAGGTGGAGATCAGGCAGTGGTTGGTGGTCTTCAGGCATCAGGCCCTCCGGGTTGAAAAAAGGCCGCCATCTGGCAGCCCGGGGGAATGCCGGCGTGCGGCCGGCAGGGGATCGGCTACTTGCCCTCGGGGCGCTTGGCCAGGCCTTGCGCGGCCAGCAGCTCGGCCACGTCGTCGACGTGCAGGCAGTCGCACAAGCAGGCGTAGTCCACGACGCCACGCTTGTCCACGATGGAGCCGTTGCAATAGTCGTTGCCGGGAACGGCATCGACGAGCCAGCCGAAGGCGTCGATCTTGCCGCCGGCGAGTCGGATGATCTTGTCGCCGTTCTTGGCCTCGCGGCCGTTTCGGTAGTGCATGTCAGTTCCTTTCTTGAACTGGGTGTTTGAAGATGCTGGCGGAGGGCCTGGCCTTACTGCTTCTCGATGCTGGCCGCGCCGAGCTTGCCGACCACAGCGACGGTGGATGCACCCGCAAAGTTCAGGTACAGCTGGAAGCCGAAGCTGGTGGCGCCATCGCTGGGGACCACGATGTCTTCGCTCACGAAGGTGATCGTCTCGTCAGCCGCACCGTACTCGGCCGAAGTGGTCGCATTGGGCAGGATGATTCCAGGCTGTGGGTTCTGCGTGCCGCCCTGGAAGTAGAAGCCGGCCAAGATGCCCTTGACGTTGGCCGTCGCCGTGCTGGAGAGAGCGAGCTGAAAGATCATGCGCAGCTTGTCACCCGCCGCGAATCGAGCGTTGGTGATGTTGCTGGCGAAATTGATGATGAAGTTGTCGCTTGCGCCGCCAGCCTTGACCGTGAACTGCAGGTCGTTGCCCTTGCCGTCAGCCCGCGCCGCGCCGACCACGGCAAAGGTGCCGGTGCCGCTGGTGTTCGTCGCATAGACCGTGTAGCCCTGCGGACAGGTGCCCGTCACCGGAGCGTTGATGCTGCCGCCTGTGGCGTTCCAGGGCGCAAAGTCCAGAATGTTGCGGCTGAGGTTGTTGGCGCCGTAGTTGTCGACGTTGGACTGCACCAGCAGCGAAGGTGCCAGCCAGCCCGGCGAGAGCTGGTCCCAAATGGCCTTGGCGATCAGGTTCGCGCCGGCCGGGGTCGGGTGCACGCCGTCTGTTGCGATGAGATTCGGCAGCGGGTAGTTGCCCGTCGCGTTGGTGGCGTCGATCAGGTATTTGCCCGCGTCAGCGAATCGAATTCCGGGGTTGACGCTGCAATACGCACGCAGCAGCCGGTTGTAGCGCACGGCCTCGGCGCGATTGGTCGCCGTGCCGCCGCTGACCCACGGGCTGGCGCCGACGATCACGACCAGCAGGCCGGCGGCGCGGGCCTGGGCCGCCATCCACGTCACATCCGCGTACACCGCATCTGCGGTGCGGCCGGCGATGGCGAAGTCGTTGTAGCCGAACAGCAGGATCAGCAGCTTGGCAGAAGGGGCCTTCGCCAGCTCGGCCAGGAAGCGCGTGCGGCCGTCTGCCGCTGTCTGGCCCGGTGCGCCGCCGTTGTGTACGAAGCGGATGGAGCCGCCCGCATTGCTCTTGAGCCGCATGAAGTAGCCGTTGTCGGTCTGCGACATGCGGTTGATCACCGACATCGGCTTCTTGGTCGTCGCGTTCGACAGACCGTCGATGTTGGTCGTGCTGCCGTTCGCGCCGATTGATGCGTAGCTCAGCGTATTGGCGTCGATGTAGGTGACCGGCGCATTCACCGCGTTGTACGAGGTGTCTGCGAAATTGCAGAACGTGGCCAGCATGCCCGAGGCCAGGCCGTGACTCGCGGCCGTGACGGTGACGACGTTGCTGGTGCGGGTCGCCGCCGTGATGACACCATTCGCGTTGCCGCGCACGGTGAAGCTGTCGCCGAACGCGATGACATCCACCACTCCCGTGGCCGGCTGGTTCCCAGCCGCTGACAAGGCAGTCAAAAGCGCAGGCGTCCTGTTCTGCTTTTCCGCGTCCTGCGGGGTGATGGACAGCGGCGCGACCGTGTTGCTGAGCTGCGCCCAGCCACCGCCGAGATCCGCAGTGGCAAGAGCGGCCAGGGCGACGGCATCGTTGACGGTCTGGGTCGAGCCGATCGGGTAGCCGTAGGGGTTGCTCGCGCTCGTAATGAATATCTTCGGCATGTCAGTCCTCGGAGTTGCTCAGCGGCTCTTTGGCCGGCTTGGCGGCCTGGCTGTTGGGCGGCGGTGGGTCGGCGTCGATCTGCCGGATTTCGTCCTCCGGGTCGGCGATGTCGTAGCTCGCGGCCAGCGCCTTCACGCCGGTCTCTCGGGACAGCAGGCCGGCCTGGCGCAGCACATCGAGCGTCTCGGCCTGCGTCTGCTTGTCGGCGTAGGTCGGCTGGTACCACTGCGGCCAGCGCAGCGCCACGTCCTCGTCTGTGCTGAGCTTGTCGAGCTTGCGGCCCTTCTTGTCGACCAGGTCGAGCTTGGCCGAGGCCTTGACGACCATGTTCAGCAGGTCGAGCAGCGCGCCCTCGCCGTAGCTGATGCGCAGCTTGTCGGCCAGCCAGATCAGCGCCTGGTTCATCAGCTCCATCGCGCGGCCGGACTGGGCCGAGCTGAGCTTGTCCGCGTTCGCCCGGTTGCCGCCAGCGCCTTCCAGGGCCAGCTCGCGCAGCCCGCGCACCCATTCCAGCACCGCGCCGGCGGCGTCGCCGCTGATCTCGAGCAGCTTGGCGTCGCCTTCTGCCGCCGTCACGATGGCATTGGCCGCGCCCTTGATGACCGGACCCTGGCCCGAGAAGGCCGGCTCCTTGATGTGCAGCGTCGGGTCGCTCTGGTACTTCAGGCCGCGGCCACCCTGGCTGAGCAGGTAGTCGGCCTCGATCTGCGTGTCGATGGCCTCGACCGGGAACGTCGGCTCGCCGTCGATCTCGTCGCCGCCGGGCAGGTTGCGCACCCACGCGATCGGCACGAAGCCCAGGCTGTGCTTGACGGTCTTGGCCTGGTCGAGCACCGGCTGCGCGCCGCTGTCGGCGTCGACCTTCTTGAGCGGCAGGAACCAGCTCTCGGCCGCCGCGTCCCAGACGCGCTGGAACCAGAACTCGGCCTTCAGATCGTCGTCGGCCACCTGGTAACCGGCCTCGCGCAGCACGTCACCCTTGACCTTGTAGCGCTCGGTCACCGCATCGAGCGTGTCGGGCGCCTCCGGATTCCACTCGGGTGTCAGGAACGTCGAGCGCATGACCGAGAAAAAGACCCGGCCGCGCAGCACGCGCATCAGGATCGCCACCGACCCGACCGAGCCGGCCGTTGCCGCCTCGATCATCACCGCGTTGAGATTGGTCTCCCTGGCGACCTTGGTCAGCGTGTCGCGCGTCGTCTCGTCCGCGCACTCGACCGCGGGGAAGTGGCCCTCGCTGAAGAGCAGCGACACCGAGTCGTTGACGACGGTGCGGCAGATCCGCGTGCGGGCGCTGGGGCGGCGCTTGTCGAGCGGCACGTACTCGTTGGACGGGGACTTCTCTTCGCTGAAGGCGTGCTTCAGCTCGTCGTACAGCGTGCCGTCCAGCACGCGCTGCAGCGCAGACAGGCGGAACACCCGCTCCGGATAGTCCCGGTCCTTCGGGTATCCGGTCTGCAGGGTCTTGAAGTCGGGCATGGCTCAGCGGCCCACGTGGGGCACATGGGCGGCGTGCGTGGCGACCGGCTTGGTCACCGGCCAGCGGTTGTGCAGGAAGTAGCCAGCCGCGTCGTTGGTGTGATCGTGGCCAGTGGTCTTGTCGGGCTCGCCGTGGTCGTCGTAGGGCTGCTGTTCCAACGACGCCGTGAACTCGTGGCAGGCGTCGGTGTTGACACGCAGCCGGCGCTCGCCGAGGCCGTTGAGCACCAGCGCGTTGACGCTGTTGACGCGGTCCTTGACTCGCGGGTTGTGGCTGGGCGCGCGAACGGTGAAGCCGGCGCCCTGCAGGATGGTCAGGTCGGACACCGAGGCGCCCTTGCTGCTGGTGTTTTGGCCGGCGGCGTCGGGGTAGACAGTGACGCTGTGGCCATGCTCCTTGAAGCGCTCGTTCAGCAGGCGCGCCATGGTGGGCGTGTCGCGGACCTTCACCAGCTCAGCCACGGCGTGGGGCTGATCGTCGCGCACGACGAAGACCACCGCGGCCATCTTGTTGACGTTGAAGTCCATGCCGACCTGCAGCGGCTCGCCGGGCAGGATCTGCGTCGGCGAGTGGTTGAGCTTGCGGTCGAAGTCCGGGTAGACCGTGCCGCTGGCCAGGTTGACGAACCGGCCCTCGAGATAGGCCTCGATGAGCTGCGGCGGGTAGCTCGCGCGCAACGTCTCGATGTAGTCGGCCGGCAGGAACGGGTTGGTGCGCGTCGGCGCCTGCACCATCTCGTAGCCGGCCTTCTTGTTCTTCACCCACGTCTCGTAGGCGAATCGGAAGCCCTCGGGCGTCGTGTAGGCGCTGACCCGGTTGAAGGGGTTGTTGACACCGCGCGGCCGCTGCCGGTTGCGGGCGATGATCTTGCGCCAGGCCAGCGTGGCCTGGTCCTGCTTGAGCGTGTCGATCTCGTCGACGTGCGCCCGGTAGCTCTCGTAGCCGATGATGCGCGCCGGGTTGTCCAGCGTGCGCATGACGAAGTCGGCGCAGCTGCCCGACGACGTGTAGATGATGTTCTCGGTCTTGTTGTACCGATAGCGGATGCCGAGGTCGGTCAGCCTCTCCTCCATCCGCGGCGCCAGGATCAGGCGCACGAGGTCGTAGGTCGGCTCGTAGAGCGCGATCATGGCGCTGGGCGCCTGCAGCGCGTCGCGCGTCGCGCACAGCGTCAGGGCCTCGGTCTTGCCAGTGCCGAAGCCGCCGCAGAACAGCGGGTACTTGGCGTCGAGCTGGAAGAACCGGGCCTGAGGCTCGGTCATCGTGACATCAAGAACGCGTCCCATGGCGGTCCGGGTTGAAGTTCTCTGGGGTGACGACGGTGATGCGGAACTCGGTCACCGGCTCCTGCGGAGGCGGCGGCGTGTTGGGGTCCACTCGGGCCAGCTCGCGGCGCGCCAGCTCCAGTTTTCGGATGACGTCGATTTGCCTGACGATCAGGTCGCCGTACTGCGTGGTCTTGACCTTGATCTCGCGCTTCTCCATCGGCCCGAAGGTCGGATGGACTTCGTAGCGCTTGGCCACCTCCATCGCGGAGTCGACCAGGTCGGAAACCTCGCTGCTGCCGGACATCTTGACCAGCCGATACAGCTTGACCCGCGCCAAGCGGATCTCGTCATCGAGCGAGCCCAACTGCACGCGGTCCCAAAGGGCCCGTTCTTCGGGCAGGAGCGCATTGCAGTAGAGGCCGTGGGTGACAGCACGTGTGTTGCCGTCATGAGCCTGCTTGTTCTTGGCGCCCTTGCTCTTGCCGCCATGCATGCGGCATCGGCCGTTGGGCATGGGGTAGTTGTTGCAAGGCAGGCCGGTACGCCTGGACTTCGCCCCGCACTTGTTGTCGGCCATCTGGGCCTCCATTGCGTGTGGGTAATGGCTGACCCATCGGACTTACGCCGGCTGGCGCTGGGTCAAGCCGTCTGCTCTCGCGCTCCATTTCCCGCAGAGTGCGTGCGGGGAAAGTTCCTCGGCATTTACCCGTGCCGAGCGGCAAGGAGCTGACCGGTTCCTCGGGGACGATCAGTCGTCAGGCCTGGGCAGGCGCGGCGGAGGGCGGCGGGGTCACGGTGTAGCCGTGCTGCTCCAGCAGCTTCTCGGCGTCTTCCAGGGCCTGCTTGCCCTCGGCCCAGGCGATGAATTCAGACACCTCGGCGCTGACGGCGCCCTTGACGGCGGCGTACTCGCCCTCGGCCCAGGATTTGAGCTTGTCGAACATGCAGTTCTCCAAAACGAAAAACCCGCGCGGCGGTGGGCCGGGCGGGCTGAGATTTGGGTCTGAGCGCAGTTCGGCCCCGACCATAGCGTTTTATACCACTTTTTGATTCATGCATCCGCGGCTGCAGCTTCGACGTCCACAAGCCCGTCGCGCCGGAACATCTCCTCCAGCCGATCCATGCCGCGCCGGCGCAGTGCCGAGCAGGTCTGAGACACGACCACGACGTTGCGGTGCACCGTTGACTGGCTGACGCTCGACTCCGCGGCGATCGCGCGCTCCGTGAGGCGGTCGCGCAGCCGGCCGCGCGCGTGGACATGCCACACGATCATCCTTTGCACGTCCACGCTGTCGATGGTCATGCGCGGCTGCGTCAGGCCGTGCAACGCCGTGATGGCGTAGACCTTCTGGCGGTGTGCTGCGACATCGGAAGCGCTTTTGCCGCCCGTGTCATCGGCCGACGAAAACCACGCGACGATGGCCGCGCGCTCGTAGGGCAAGCAGTGGTGCTCCACCGCGCCGCGCACCATCGCGCACTGCCCGCGCACCTCCATCGGCGACAGCCCGGCGAAGTTGAGCGTGCCGTCTCGCTGCACGACCTTGGCGACGCCAGCCTCCTCCATGAGGCGCTCCAGCAGCATCTGGGTGTTGCTCTTCTGGGTGACCGGCAGAATGCCCATGAGGAACGCCACATGGAGCGCTTGCTGCGTCGAGCGGAAGACCGGTGCGTTGCGGGGGATCATGCTGCTTGGTTCTCCAGTTCTTCGATCTCGACCGTGACGCCAGGCACCGGGCCGTAGCGCTTGCGCTTGCAGACGTCGACGACCTGCACGTCGTCCTTCCAGACCACGCCGTTGAGGCCGTCGAAGATGGCCTTCTCGACGTTGTCGATGTCGGGCTTCTTGGTGGGGTGCCGCTGGCCCGCCAGCGCCAGGCGCTGCTGCTTGCCCGACCAGCTGGCGGGCACGTCGAGCACGATGTCCAGCACCACCGCGACGGCGCCGAGGATCAGCGGCCGCCCGGCCATGGCCTGCTGGCCGGCGTGCGCCACCAGACCCTCGTAGTTCGCCGTCTTCTCCGGCGTGAACATGCGAGCGTGCTGGCCGACCTTGCCCAGACGCGGCCTGCCCTTGCCCACCGGCGTGCCCGGCACCGTGAAGCGCAGCGGGCTCATGTTGCGCAGCTCCGCACCGCGAAGCCGATGAGCGCCCAGAACACCGCGAGCCAGAACCACAACCACCGAACGGCCGTGACATCGAGCGGCACGCGGCAGCTGCAGTGCTCCCCCTGGCCCACCATGCAGCGGGTGCAGCGATCAGCGCCAGTCGCCGTGCTCTCCACGGTTGCCCGCCGCCCACTGATGCGTGGCGTCGGCGCGAAGACGATCGGCTGCAGCTTGTCCTCGGTGCTTCGCAACACCAGCAATCCATGCCCGGCACCACTCGGTGCCACGCTCTGCTCGCCAGAGCAGGACCTGTCGCACCTCGCATTGGTGTCGGTACTCTTCGTCAGTTCGCATGCCATCGATTCCTCCATCGGTTCGCCGCAGGCCGGAATGGACCGCTTCGGGTACAAGGGGTTGGTTTTCATGGGGCGCAGGCCGGTTTGGCAGCGGGGCGCAGCTCGGTCAACACATCGGCCGGCGTTGCATCGGCAGGGACATGCAGCGCAGCGCGCCACATCTGCCGCATGGAAAGCGTCAGCCCCTTGCCCTGCTGCTGCGCCTCACGTCGCGCCAATCGGATCGCCCAGGCCCTCGGGTCGGTTTCGACACGATGGGCGACCGCTGCCACCTTGGCCAGTACCTCGGGCGATGGCTTGCCGACGGGCGCCGGCAAGGCCTTGAGCTCGGGCATCGGGGCGCGACGCATCAGACCGCGAAACTCGACCAGGTTGGGAGGCCGCTCGGGCAGGTTTTCGAGAGCGAAGCGGATGGCCTGCGGCGACTGCTGGTAGGCGCGAAGCTCGCGCCCCCAGTGGGCCTTCAGCTGCTTGCCGTGCTCGACCGGATCGGCCCCAGGCGGGCACTCCCATTGCCGGTCGAATGCCGCGCCGTAGGTGGAGCGCATGGCGGCGAAGATGCGCTCGACCCAAGGGTCAGGGAGCGATGACTCGTGCGTCGACATCGATGGTCTCCGGTTGCGGTTTCGGGGGCGTCGCCACGCCGGTCAGCACGGCGGCTGTCGCGAGCTGGCGGGCCTTGCGGTCTTGGGCTGGCGAGGCCGGCATGGCGCCGCGGTGCATGCCCTTGGCCGCTTCTGCGGCGTCGCTGCGCTGGCCCTTGAGCACGCCGAGGGCGTAGGCGAAGCCCTTGCCCTTCGAGACGGCCGTTACTGCGGCCTGCTCGAACTCGGCGTCGGTGGCTCCGGCGTCGATGAGCGTCAGCAGGTCCGGGTGGCCGTGGTTGCCGTCCGAGATCCCAGCCCGGCGCATCAGCAGACACACGCGCCCGGCTTCGGTGGAAGGCTGATGGTGCGTGTCTAAGTCTGGTGTCTGGCTATGGTGTCTGGTGTCTGGTGTCTGGTTAGGTTCATCGTTCGTTGCACGATTCGTGCTCTCTTCGTGCTGTTCTCGTAAAGACTTTCGTCTTGCCTCTCGTTCGCGAGCGATGCGGGCATTCGTTTCAGCTTGGGCCCCGGCTTTCGACAACTCAGCGTCGGCGCGTTCGTTGATCAGACCGGCGGGTGTCTCCTTCCAGAATTGGCTTGCGACGGCGTCGATGGCGTCGCGCTCCTGCTTGTCCTGGGCGCGCAACATGCGATGCAGGGCCTTGCCCGGCGGCAACGGTTTCTCTGTGGCGTAGTAGTGCTGGAGCATCAGCAAATAGGCGCCGTGCTCGGTGACCGACAGATGCGCGGTGTCGCGCTGGTAATCGCCGATATAGAGCTTGAAGAAGTTCACGCGAACAGCGCCCCCTGCTGCGCCGGCAGCTTCACGGGATGCACGGTGCGGCCGGTCAAGCTGCAGCGCCGCGCCGGGGCCAGCACCAACCGGCCGGCGGCGCGCAACTCGTTGCAGCGGGCGCTGATGACGTTGACCGGCAGGCCGGTGAGCTTCACCAGCTCGCTGAGGCTGTAGTCCTGGCCAGGCTTGACCGCGGCGAGGACCTGGGCCTGGCGATGGCTGAGCCCGCCCTCTCGCTGGATCTCGCGGTAGGCCTGCAGGGATGTCGCGGCGACGGTCATGACGCGCCCCGATACAGCTTGACCAGGGCATCGGTCGTCTCAACTCCGGCACGGCGCCGCGCGTGCATCAGCTGGTGGCCAATCGTCTTCTCGGCGAGGCCCATTGCCTTGGCCGCGGCGACGATCGTTCCCCAACGGTCGACTGCCTCGATGCTCCGGCGCTGAGCCGGCGACAGGTTGTGCGGGAACGGCAGATTGCGGCTGCTCACGCTCATGTCCCGGCTCCGAGCGTGGCCTTCAGGTAGCGTGCAACCAGCACGACGGTCTCGTGCGCGTTGGCCTTGAGGCGAGCGGTCTTGAGGTAGTCGGAGATGGTGTACTCGGACAGGCCCATGGCGCGAGCGGCGCCCTTGAACGTGCCGTGCTCGGCATACGACTCGATGGCCTGGCGTTCGCGGGCGTTGAGCGATGCCGGAAACGTGGGAGGGATGGCGTTGCTCATGCTGCGTTCCTGTCAGCCTGCATCTCCTCCAGCAGCGTGAAGCGCTGGCGACCTGCAAGCCATTGGGTGATGACGGTGTTGCCGCACGCATCCTCGAAGTCGGCGATCCGCTCGGCCGGCAGATCGCGGCGCGTGGGCAGGTCGTCGGCGTTCAGATAGTCGGTGACGTGCTGGCGGGTGAAGCCAAAGTCGCGGCCCAAGTCCGTGGGCTTGAGCCCCTTGGCGCGGCGCAGCGTCCAGCACAGGCGCACGGCCTGCCTGTAGGTCGCTACGGACGCCAGAAGCGCGCGGGGTACGGCGTCGGGCGCGTCGATGCGCCCGAGCAGCGGAAGGACGTGTTGCATGGGGGCCTCCATGAACAAAACCAATCCCTGCACCGGTTGCTGCACCGGTTGCGAGGGGCCGAAGCTGAAGGAATGCGAGTCGAAAAACTGCACCCCTTCCTGATGCACCCACTCCGACCCGCCGCGGAGTGCGGAGGCCCCCGCCTGGGCGGCGAGCTTGAATGGGGTGGATGCATCAGGAAGGACGCGAATGGGCATAGCTCAGTCATCCCCCAGGCGCAGACGCCGATCCGCCCGGTACATCCGAGCCGCGGCGTCCTGGTCGCGCAAAGCGAAGTCACGTGCCGCGCTCTGCACGATCTCGCTGCCGTGCTTCGCCGCCACGTCGCGCCAATCGCGCGCCTTCTCGTGCCAGGTCGCAGCGTTGCGCTGGTTCTCCACGCATGCGCGGTGGGTGTGGGCGTCCATGGCCTAACAACCCCGCCTGTGTATGGCGGCCGCCCTGCCTTGGGCTACCCTGGCGATACCCCTATCACCAAGCCCAAGGAGGGCAACCATGGAAACGGTCAACAGCAGCGCAGCGTTCGCGCTGGTCAAGGCGGCTCTGGACAGCAAAGCGGTCACGCTCAGCGGACCGCAAGGAGCGGCGACGCCGGAAGAAGCCGGAAAGAAAGACGCGGCATACCTCATCGCACTTCTCAGCGGTCTCGTGAAGGCTTCGCCTTCTCTGTAGCGCCGTCGACAGTAGCGAAGGCCTTGAGCAGGTCTTCGGCAAGAGCAGCCAGAGAGATCATTTCCGCCGTCGTGGCCCGAGCCACGATGGCGCCTTTGATCGACTGTGCGTCCGACCAGGAGATCCGCGCGGAAAGCCGAGCTTCCGCTTCGCGCAGGCAAAGAACCCATGCGGAGGCAGTCACCGGATCAAGAGATCGAGCGACGGGCAGCCGGATGCCATGGCGCACCAGCGCGCGAACGTGGCGAGGTTTGCAGCGCATGTCAGGCCGCCTTGGCGTGGGTCTGGGGACCGCTCGGCGCGGCGTCCTGATCGACGGAGGCGTAGCGCTCCGGGTAGAGGATTTGCAGCTCGGTCAGTTCACCCTCGAACTGATTGGCCAAGCGCTCGGCCAGCTCCAGCGATGGAACCTGGACGCCGCGCTCAATGCGGCTGAGATTGCCGGGATCAATGCCCGTGGCAGTCGAGACCTGAACGATCGTCAGTCCGTGGCGCTCTCGCGCCAGTCTCAATGGTGTTTTCATGCGTCAGCCTCTTTGGCAACAAATGCGCTGTACGCATATTACGCGAGGCTGCGGAAATGCGCAACGCGCTTTGCGCTTGACGCAATTCGCCGGGGAAACTGGCAGCCATGAACATCGGCGAGACCATCCGGCGCATCCGCAAGGGCAGGCACATGACCCTGCTCGAGGTGGCGAACATCATCGAGAGCGATGTCGGAAATCTGTCCCGCCTGGAGCGCGGCAAGCAGGGCTACAGCCCAGAGCTGCTGGAGCGCCTAGCAGACGCGCTCGGCGTGAAGGTGCGCGATTTTTTCGACTCGGACGACAACGCCCAGGAGTTCTTCGAGCATGCCGTCATTCCGGCCGGCCAAGTTCCGCTCATCTCGTGGGTCCAGGCCGGCGAGTGGTGCCAGGCCCATGACCCCATGCCACTTGGGCACGCCGAGGAATGGCTACCTTGCCCGACCAAGCACAGTTCAAGCACCTTTGCGCTGAGAGTTGTTGGTGACAGCATGGACGGCCCCGGTGGCTACCGAGAAGGCGAAATCGTTTTCGTCGACCCGGAGATTGCGGCAATGCCGAACCGCGATGTAGTCGCTCGCACGCCCGACGGCAAGGTGACCTTCAAGCGTTTGAAGGAGGATTCGGAGGGGCGCTATCTTCTGGCCTTGAATCCAGCCTGGCCAGATCGTGTAATCCGCTGCCCCGAAGGCACGCTGATCTGCGGCGTGGTCATCGGCTCGTTTGTTCCGAGGTGAACCATGGCAAGTACGCAGCCCTCGAAAACCTTCAAGATCACGGTGGCCGCAGTGATTATCGCGGGGGCCATTGCGTGGCTGGAAACTAGACCTGGCGAAGGCGCGGAGGCAGCAAAAAAAATCACGGCCCAAGCAGAGAACAACCCCCGCAGCCCTATTCAACCAGCGGCCGACATTGGCCAGCAAAGACTGCTACCAGAAATGACCATCCGCTTCACCAAAGGCACGTATGCGTGTCTTACGCGCGATGCACTTCAGGAATTCATGGCTCATGGAGCAATCGGCGAGGCGACGAAACTCAACGCGATGGTGAACTCCAAGACTAACCCTACGGGACCATGCGTTTTCATTGATCCAAGCCAAGTGGTGAAGGTTGTTCACGTCGAATACAACATTCCTGACAATGCCGATCTGGGTCTACTTGAGATCGTCGGGACCGGGAGCCAGTCATCCAATGGGGCGTGGGCACTCTCGGTCGGCGCCGAACCCGCTCCATGATCCGCGCCCTCGCGCTCGCTACAGCTTTCTCTCTGCTCTCAGTGCCGGCCGAAGCGAAGGGGCACCGATCGCATTCGGCGACCGCCGCCTTCAAGCGTCAGCACCCGTGCCCCAGCACAGGCAAGCCTCGCGGCGCGTGTCCAGGCTGGGTGATCGACCACGTCGTCCCTCTATGCGCTGGTGGCCGCGATGACCCGGCCAACATGCAGTGGCAGACCATGGCTGACGCCAAGGCCAAGGATCGGGAAGAGGCGAAGCAGTGCCGGAAATTGCGCCATTCCTGAAACAACACCCATCAAAGTACTGTGGCAAACTTGACCCATGCCTCTCGTCCTGCTCGATTTCAACGACTCTCCGCGCGATTCGTTTCGCCGCGGGGTCACGAAGGGCTTGGCTGCTCCGCTGATGCTGTTCGCATCCAACGCCGTCGACTTGAAGTTGCCGCCCCCCGTCTCGCTTCCGAAGGTGCTGCCTGTCAAAGTGCCAGAGAGCTTGCGCGCGCTGACCGACGCCCAGCGGATTGGCATGGATTTCAACGCAGCGGTTGGCCGGCATGAAGAAGCAGGCCAGAACGCCGCCCGGGACTCTGAAGCCCTCTGAGGCGGCCGCACGCGAGGCGTTTGGCCCTATAGCGCAACAGCAAGTCGTGACCCTGCAGGAGCAGAGCGTCACGGTTCATGTCCAGCTTCCTCCACCAGCCCTCTTGGCTGAATACGAACGTGTGCAAGCTGGGACGATGGACCTGTTCATACGCTGGAGCGAAGAAGAACAGGCCCATCGCCGACGCCAGGATGAGCTGGCTTTGACGGCCAACATCGAGGCACAACGTCGACAGCTCTCCGTGGCTGAATCGCAGCTTGAAGCCAACAAAGCCATTGCGACTTACCAGGCCGAAACCGTCCGCTCAAGCGACCGTTCCGGTCAGATTTTGGGTTGGTCTCTTTGTGCCGCCGCCATGGGGCTTGCTGTGTACCTCTCGCTCCAGGGACACGAGGCTGTAGCGGCAGTCCTCGCTGCGCTCCCAACTGCAGCAGTCATCCAGTCGTTTCGGACCCTCACACGGCAAGAAGCAAGGACGCCGGAAGCATCACCGAAGAAGTAGACCGTCACACACCATCATCCATAAGCCCGCCCAGCGCGGGCTTTTTTGCGCCCAACCAAGACAAATGCGCTTGACGCATTTTATTTCCGGCCCTAATATGCGTTCAACGCTTTGCGCAACACGCATTTTACGGAGCCTGAAATGTCCTTGTCCCGTACCCTCTACGCCTGCATCGACAACCCCATGGTCACCGGACGGCCCCGCCACGCCGCCCGCATCGGGCGGCGCGACGCTCTGCTGCAGCTTGCCAAGGGCACGCTGGTCGTCGAGTACATGCGGGCCTGCTTCGAGCCGCTGAAGACGATCTCCACCCCGGCCTTCGTGGACAGCGAGACGCCGCCCGCACTGCGCTTGATGCGTCATGAGACGCGGCTGATCGACGTGCTGTCGGACCAGATGGCCGGCATTCACAGCGATCGCCTGTGGGTCGAGCTCGTCGGCCTGCTGACCAAGACCGCTGAAGGCTGCGAATGGCTGCGCCAGCGCGCTCTGGAGCACGCCGAATACCACGCCGAGGCTGAGGCCTACGGAGACGCCGAATGAGCGCCCGTCCCATCGTCCCGGGCCGCGCGTACCGCGTGCGCGGCTGCGGCCTTGACCTGGTGGTATTGGCCACTCACCCCTGCGACGCGATCTGCGCGGCGCTCGACCTTCTGGAAAACCTCAACCGGAGCATTCGATGACCACTGAAATCAAGACTGTGAGCCTGCTCGACCAACTGCGCGCCTCTCGCGCCATCTACGAGAAGGCTCTGGAGAACCTCGAGAACCTGAGCGACAGCGCCCTGTCGCGGATCTTGGACCTTACGGGCAGAGCATCCACCGTGGACCGCGTGCTCGGCATCGCCAGCGCATCCACCGTGGCCCGCGTGCTCGGCATCGCCAGCGACGACACCGTGGCCCGCGTGCTCGGCATCGCCAGCGCATCCACCGTGGACCGCGTGCTCGGCATCGCCAGCGCATCCACCGTGGACCGCGTGCTCGGCATCGCCAGCGACGACACCGTGGACCGCGTGCTCGGCATCGCCAGCGACGACACCGTGGACCGCGTGCTCGGCATCGCCAGCGCATCCACCGTGGCCCGCGTGCTCGGCATCGCCAGCGACGACACCGTGGACCGCATCACCTTCGTCAAGGCCCTCCAGGTTCCGGTCGTCCCGGATCTGGACAAACGCGTCGCGGAGGCGGCCGAGGCCGGCAATCTGGACATGAGCACCTGGCACTGCGGCACGACGCACTGCCGCGCCGGCTGGGCCGTGGTGTTCGGCGGAGAAGCCGGGGCAAAGCTGGAGAAAGAACTGGGTAGCGAGATGGCCGGCCGCCTGATCTACGAAGCCAGCACCGGCCGACCGGCGCCGGACTTCTTCGCCGGCCAGGACAGCGCCCTGGAAGACATCCGCCGTTGCGCTGCGGAGGCCCAATGAACGCCCCCGAGCGCAGCGCCTTCATGCGCACCATCATCCCCATCCGCGCCAGCTCGCTGGCCGAGCTGTTCGACTGCCCTGCAAGGTGGGAAGCGAAGCACATCCTGGGCATGCGCGGCCCGCGCAGCGCCGCCGCGCAGCTGGGCACGGCGGTGCACGCCGGCACCGCCCTCTTCGACCAGTCCCACCTGCCGGGCGGAACTCCCTTGAGCGCCGATGACGCCGCCGGCGCTGTCGTGGACGCGATCCACAAGCCCGAAGAAGAGGTCGATTGGGAAGAAACCGCGCCGCGCGACGCCGAGCGCATCGCGCTGGCGCTGCACACCCGCTACTGCGGAGAAATTGCCCCGCAGCAGGTCTACCGCGGCGTCGAGGTGAAGTGCGAGAGCCTGGAGCTGCCCGACCTTGGCATTGCGCTGACCGGAACGACCGACCGCGTGCGCGAGGTCGGCGGCAGCTTGGGCATCACCGACCTGAAGACCGGCGGCCGCGCCGTGGGCGCCGATGGCCGCGCCGTGACGCAGGGCCACGCCGTGCAACTCGGCGTCTACGAGCTGCTGGCAGAGCACGCCATGGGGCTGCACATCACCGCGCCGGCGCAGATCGTCGGTATGAACACCGGCAAGACACCGGCAGCACAGCGCGTCGGCACCGGCGAAGTCCCCAACGCTCGCGCGGCGCTGATCGGCACCGAGGAATCTCCCGGCCTGCTCGAACACGCCTCGCGACTGATCCACAGCGGCGCCTTCTACGGCAACAGCAAGAGCTTCCTGTGCTCGGCGAAGTATTGCCCGCGTCACCCCGTCTGCACCTTCAAGGCCTGAACCCATCACCACGAGAGGAAACCACCACATGGCAACCGCACAGATCGCCGACCTGCGCCAGCAGTCCGTCGCCACCCGGCCGCTGGCCGACATGAAGCCCAAAGAACAAATCGCCTACCTGCTGCAGCAGAAGAAGGGCGAGCTCGCCAAGATGCTGCCCAAGACGCTGAGCATCGAGCGACTGCTCAAGGTCGCGCAGATCGCCGCGACGACCACGCCGGCCCTGGCCAAGTGCGACGTGCCGTCGCTGGTCGGCGCCATCGGCCAGTGCGCCCAGATGGGCCTGGAGCCCAACACCGTGCTGGGCCACGCCTACCTGGTGCCCTTCAACACCAAGCGCAAGGACGCCAACGGCAACGAACGCTGGGTCAACAGCGTGCAGGTCATCATCGGCTACAAGGGCCTGATCGACCTGGCGCGCCGCTCGGGCCAGATCGTGAGCATTGCCGCGCACGAGGTCTGCGAGAACGACCACTTCGAGCTGGTCTACGGCCTCGACGAGAAGCTGAACCACACGCCCGCCATGGGCGCGCGCGGCCACGTCATCGGCTTCTACGCCGTGGCCAAGCTGAAGGACGGCGGCTACAGCTTCGAGTTCATGAGCGTGCACCAGGTCGAAGAGATCATGGTCGGCACCCAGAGCAAGGGCAAGTACGGCCCCTGGAAAGAGCACTTCGTCGAGATGGGCCGCAAGACGGTCATTCGCCGCCTGGCCAAATACCTGCCGCTGTCCATCGAGTTCCAGACCGCCGTGGCCCTGGACAACCAGGCCGAAGCCGGCAAGGACCAGAAGCTCGACACCATCGACGGCGACTTCATGGTGGTCCAGGACGACGACGCGCCGCAGCACGCCGGCGAGATCGATGCCGACACGGGCGAGATCCGCGGAACGCTCAGCGGCGACGCCAAGGTGGGCTCGCCGGACTCGGCGCACAAGCACGCTGACGACGATGTCGGCCGCAGCGCGGATGACTGGCGGCCCAGCCCCGAAGAAGAGGCCGCGATCCTCGCGCGCGAGCGCGCCGAGGCCGGCACCGATTCGCAGTCCAGCTCGCAGGCCACGCCCGCTCGCACCGCCGCCGCGCGCCGCACACGGCCGGGCGTGAACGTCGAGTAACCCAGTTTCCCCGGGCGACACCAGCGATCAGGACTTCAGGCTTTCCTCCCTGGCCAACACGAATTCACCAGATCGCCACCGCGAGGCGCGCCCGGCTTCTCTTTCCCTCCATCAAGGAACCAGACCATGACGAAGAAGGACAAAGACACCATCCAAATGACCGCATCGACGATCGGCGTCGACCTGCTTCAGGCGCTGGTGCTGGAGGTCAAGCTGCTGCCCGACGTGTGGCCCAAGCTGTCCAAGGCCAAGCAAGACGACGTCATCGAGCGGCTGCGCAAGCGCGTCGTCACCTGCGTTCAGAGCGCGGTGCACCTGATCGCCAGCGACGGCCGCACGACCATCGTGGCTGAGCTTGAGCAGGTCACCGTGAAGGACGGCATCAAGGCCGTGCTCACCATGAGCAAGAGCGACCCAAACCGGCACGGCCTGATCGACGCCCAGGGCAAGACGGTGCTGGTGGCGATCGCTGACGCCGAAGACCACATGGGCGACGTCGCCGCCGTGCGCGGCGAGCCCGATCAGCGCGCCATGGACCTGGGCCGGGAATACGACCCCAAGGGCGACGGCAATGGCATGCCGGGCGGCCAGGGCGATGTGGTCGACGCCGAGGTGCGCGAGGTGCCGGCGCTCGGCAACGACGCGCTGCAGGCCGAGCTCGACGCTGCCTACACGGCCGGCGAGGCCGCCGCCGAGGCCGGCGAGCCCAAGGATTCCTGCCCGAGCATGCGCCACGAGCTGGTGGCCCGCTGGACGCAGGGCTGGTGCGACTGGCACGAAGAGAACGACGCCCCGTCCATCGCAACCGGCGACGGCGGCGCGGCCGAAGTGCTCGACGACCAGGATGAACTGCTCGGCCAGGCCGAACAACTGGTCGTCAGCCAGCAGCGCGCTTCGATCAGCTTCCTGCAGCGCCAGCTGCGCATCGGCTACAACCGCGCCGCGCGGCTGCTGGAGGCCCTGGAGAAGGCCGGCGTGATCAGCGCCCCCGAAGCCGACGGCATCCGCAAGGTGCTGCGCAGCGGCGATCCGGAGGCCGCATGAAGATCACCGCCATCCACGCCAGCAACTTCCTCGGCGCGCGCGCCGTTGATCTCCAGCTGACGAAGCGCGTCAACCTGATCGCAGGCAGCAACGGCGCCGGCAAGAGCAGTCTGCGCGACGCCATCGCGCTGGCGTTGACTGCCGACCTCGGCCGCGTGAGCCTCAAGAAGGACGCTCCGGCCCTGGTGACCGATGGCGCCGACGCGGCGCACGTGCAGGTCGACACCGAGAACTTCAGCAGCTCAGTGTCGATCACCGCCAGCGGCAAGATCGTCGACAGCCTGAAGGGCGTGCAGGTCCCCGACGTGCTGCGCTTCGTGCTGGACGCCCAGCGCTTCGCGCGCCTGGAGCCGAAAGACCGCCGCGCCTTCCTGTTCGACCTGATGGGCCTGAAAGCCGGCGGCGACGCCGACACGCGCCTGCAGGCCGCCATTGCGGCCACGGCGCAGGCCCTGGCGCTGCCCGTGGAAACGGTGCGCGAGTGCGTGGAGCAGCAGGAGCAGGCGGCGTGATCCCGATGCAGTCGAGCTTCTTCGATGGCGGCCGTCGCATGCAGATGGACGAGAGCATCGCGCTCAGCGTCCAGTCGATGCAAGCCTACGGGCCGGACCACGCCCACTGGGGCATTGCGTGGTCCGGCGGCAAGGACAGCAGCGCCACGCTCACGCTGCTGATGTGGATGCTCGACACGGGCAAGCTGGCCAAGCCTGAAAGCCTGACGGTGTTCTACGCGGACACGCGCCAGGAACTGCCGCCGCTGGCCGTGGCCGCCGCGCAGATCATGGACGAGTTGCGCGAGCGCGGCGTGCGCGTCGAGGTGGTGATGGCGCCGCTGGACAAGCGGTTCATGGTCTACATCCTGGGCCGGGGTGTCCCGCCGCCCAACAACAACACGCTGCGCTGGTGCACGCGCCAGATCAAGATTGACCCGATGGAAGATGCGCTGCGCGCGCGCCTCGACCAGGTGGCCGGCCAGATCTTGATGATCACCGGCGTGCGCCAGGGCGAGAGCGCCGTTCGCGACCAGCGCATCGAGATGAGCTGCGGCAAGGACGGGGCCGAGTGCGGCCAGGGCTGGTACCAGCAGATCCTGCCCAACGCGAAGGGCCTTCGCGGGCGGCTGGCGACCCTCGCACCGCTGCTGCACTGGCGCGTCTGCCACGTGTGGGAGTGGCTGCGCCACTGGGCGCCGCAGGTTGAGTTCGGCGACTGGTCGACGGCCATGATCGCGCAGGCCTACGGCGGCGATGAGGCCGAAGAGATCAACGCGCGCACTGGCTGCATCGGCTGCCCGCTGGCGTCCGAGGAGAAGGCGCTGGAGAACGTGCTGGCCATGCCGGCGTGGGCATACCTTGCGCCGCTGCGCGGGCTGAAGCTGCTGTGGCGCGAGCTGCGCGAGCCCCAGCACCGGCTGAAGAAGGCCGGCCTGGAGCGGCTGAAGGACGGCAGCATCGCCAAGAACCCGCAGCGCATGGGGCCGCTGACCTTCGAAGCGCGCCTGATGGGCCTCGAGCGCGTGCTCGGCATCCAGGCCGACTGCAACGCTGCGGCACTCGCTGCCGGCCGGCCAACGATCAGCCTTATCAACGCCGAGGAAGAGGCGCGGATCCGCGAGCTGATCACACTAGAGACGTGGCCGCAGGGCTGGGA